CCTGAAAATCCAGCATCCTCATATTTAGCATAGATTTTATTTGCTCTTGTTAACATATTTTGCTTGATAGCAATTGCGTTATTAACCCCTACTGCTTGTTCCACAAGGCTAGGGGCATTATGTAACCAAACTAACAAATCAGCATAAGCCAATTCATACGCCTGACTATCCCCGACCCCCTTGGTGAACGTATCAGTAGGGATTAATTCACGAATAAGACAAATCTTTTCAATTACCAAATCGTTAATCGGGTAACTGTTTTCTGCTAATAATGATTCTGCTATTGTCATTTTTACTATTGTATTAAGACCAAGCTACTGCATCAATTTTCAAATACACATTGTCAGCATAGCTGTCAATTACAGGGAATCCTTTTCCTTTTGCATAGATTTCGCTCATTGATGGGTTTACTTGTTTGGTGTTACCAACAACAAAAAATGACTCATACACCTCTAAGGTAGGTTCAATTATTGGAAGAGGTTTCCAAACAAAACGACCTACTTTTGTAGTGAAAGAAAACACGGCTACACCATTTGCAAAAGGATTAGCAGTTGTTTTTACGTCCGATGTAGTTGCACGTGTAATTCTGTCATCTATAACCTCAAAAGCGATGTCCTGTTGAAACTCATTAGCTAACATGGCATTAATCCCTTGTAAGGACGGTCTTCCTTGTGTATCCAAAAGATTTTGCGCAATTGTCGCACTGTACTTCTGTATCTGTGTGTTGTTCCGTACATGTTCAAACCAAGTTTTGTTTAATTTAATTCTAGTAAGAACTTTTCCATTAGCCTCTGCAAGGTCTTTGATGGTTTGAATATCAGTCAAAATCAAAGATGCTGCGTTACTCCAAGCTGTTGTAACGGCCGTTTTCTGCCATGCTGCTACCGGGTACTCCATTGCGTTAAGTCCTTGAAAGTAAGGGCTATTCGTAGAAGCTAGTGTATAAGAACAAGCTGCGGACAAAAGAGCGTAAGAAAGGTAAACTCTCTGCGCCTGCATTGCCCTTCTTACGAATGCAAGGTCTCCCCCATAATAATCTACCAATGCCAAGGCATCCGCAGGGTTTTTGGTAGCTGCAAAACGTTGTTTTAAGTCTTCATATTTCTCAATCCCGTCTGCGTCCATTTCACGGCCTTTACCGAACTCATCCATCCCTCCGATAATTACCTTGTACCCGTCACGACCGGCATTAGGAACTTTGGATTTTGAAGAAATTGGGTCGGCTGCTTCATTCAGCTCTGTTGAGTAGTTTGATACTGTTTTCCAAGTATCCTGGTTCGTTGCTTCCAAAGGCATAATTGCATCGATTGGACGCAAAGGCCATGGATTTGCTTCATACCATGCAAGAATATCCTGAACGGTGACAAGTGAAGCTAATTGTAAAGGTTGCTGTTTAGCCATTTTATTTATCTCCTATTTCTTTAATTGATTAATACTTAGCTTCAACAACACCTTTAAGATAAGCCAGATATAATGGCCCTAAAGCACCTTCTGCCACAACGGCATGAAGTAAAGCATCTGCCTTTTGATAAACCACATTTGCAGCGGTTGGAATTGTTACGGCATTTTTCAGAATTGCATTCGGGATGTTCTTGAATGCACTATCAGTGGCTGCTGATTCAGCAGCGGCCTCATATACATAACCTCCAGCGGCGACCAATTCAATGGCGGTGCCTACGGTAATATCATCTACTCCAGAAGTGGTTGTAATGTCAGTAATTGCATACGCAATACCTCCTTCTTTTGAACAAAGGAAATCCCCAACTTTGAAGTTGTGCTCTCCGGTTGTTACTTTGATTACGGTTGTGGTAGTGCCAGTAAGAACTACGGCCTGTTTGCATACGGTTCTCTTTCCAGAGGCAGGTACAGACACAGGGGTTCCTTCGGGTAATACATTGCCCGCTATCAAAGTAGACAACACAAGCGAAATACCTCCCGGTACGTCACTCAACCTATTCAGGATATACTTTCTCTGAAAGGTATCGATAGTTGAACTAATTTGTTGCATTTTGTTTTTCTTTTTGTTTGATAACTAATTTTAGAGCCTCGGAAAGTTCCGGGGTCTGTCCGTTTTGTTCCGTTTTCTTAACATTCGTACTTGGTGCTGTGAAGTTCATCCCTTGTTCTTTGGCAGCTTGTAAGAAATTGTCTTTCTCGGTTTTGACCGAAGTCAAATAAGCTGTGAACTCTTCATCATTTTCAAACTTTGCTAATTTGAATGAATTTCTGATTGGATTAGCTAAGTAATCCGGCACTCCATTAAGCTGTTTGTCAAGCATTTCAGAACGGTTTGTTGTCACTTTCTCAGTTTTGAGACTTTGTAGGTCATTTGCAAACTGTTTAGATTGCTCCATCAGAAGGCGGTTTTGTTCCATCATTGCTTTTACCCATTCTGGAGTGTTCCCGTCTTTGCCTTTTGCATCTTGTAGCTGTTTGTCAGCTTCCTCTTTGTCCTTTAGCTCTTTTTCTTTTTTCAGCCTTTCTGCTTCCTGTTCTTGCTTTAATTTGTCTACTGCTTGCTTGGTATAATATGAGATGTTTCCATCAATGGAAGCAATAGCAGGAGAAAGGTCTGTTTTCTCTAAGAGTTCATCGGTAGTGATTACCGTTTGCAATGATTTTGCCAAGTCTTCAAGACTTCTGTCTGTAACATGCGAGGTTTGTCCTCTTTGTAATTTTAATTTGCTTAGAATTTTTTCGTACATTTTTTGTAGAATTAATTGTTTTTATTTTTTGTAAAATTATAAAAAAATTTAATATAGCTATATATTTGACAATTAATTATTTAGAGTAACTTTTTAAAAATAATTTAAAAAAAAGTTTAAAATTATTTGGGGGATTTTTAAAGCTTCACTAAAAATGCTTTAAATTCCCTTTTATTCAAAGCCCAAAAAGAAGTTAATCTATGATGCCCATCAAAAATTACGTATTCCCCATCCTTAAATTCAACTACATTTATGATAGGTAGTTTATCGGGAGTTTTTATCATATTAAATACCTTGTTACTCTGTATATTCGGTTGAGTAATTTTTATTTTATCAACAGATAAAAACTCAATAACCCCCGTATCCCTATGTTTTTCAAAAGCTTCTAAAGTTTCACTATACCCATACGAAGATTTTTCAAAAATAGAATCAATTCGTTTTGCATCATCAAAAATAGTTCCTTTTGGTAATTTATTAATCTTTTCAATAGCCAATTGTTCTGCATCTTTGGATATTTTACTTTTTAAATCTTTATTTGCTTCGAATGTCCTCCCCGGGTTTTTAAATTTCTTAGGATTATCAACTATATATTTATTAAAATTTTCTGGTTTGTCGTAAATACTATTTTTACTAGGCGTGTTCGGCTTTTCGCCAGCCAGAATTTTATCTAAATCACTATCTAATTCTTCCTTACTTTTCAGAATTGTGAAAGAAGTACATTTGCAATTCACATGCCATTTGTAAGTGAAATCAAAGTCCTTAGGGTACTTTCCTTCTAACGACAAACAAGAAATGCCCCCTTTGTCATCTGCTGGGTTATGGCTTGGACTTACTTTAATTTCAATCCCAACGACAAAATCTTGTTGCTGGTTCTTTGCATACTGCGCACCTTCATACGAAAAGTTAGTCTCATTTCTGGTTAATCTGAAAGCATTTTTGTAGGAACTTCTATACCTTCCTCTGCCTGGATTGTATGCCTTTGCTGCTTTGGAAAGTCTTAATACCCCTTGTTCGTCTTTTACCCGGCGAAATAGCTTATTAGGCTCATTCAGATAGGATTTTATATCACGTGCTATACTAGCAGCTGATTGTCCTTTATTTATGCCATATTCCAAGGCTAATTCCAGTTCTTGTTTGAATTGCTGAGTATTATTCCAGATTCGGTCCGATAATCCAAGCCCTTTTATTTTACGTTCTACGAAATTACGACGGGCTTCATTTGCCCCGGACAGATATTTGTTTTTGAATTGGTCCGGTAGTTCATCTAAGGATTTGCCGAAAGCATATTGAGCCAGCGCATTGTTTTTTTCAACCGCGAGATCCCATTCTGCATTAATCCCGTCTAATGTAATTCCTTTTACGTTCAAGAACAAGCTCTCTAACAGCTTATTTATTTTTTTGCTTACTTCGGGATTGGAACGTAGGAATAATTGATTAGAGCTATTCAAACTTAGCTTTTCTGCTAATTTTGACACCTCATTTATTACACGCAAGTATTCCCCCCTGACTTTTTTGGAATATTTGTCAAGGTTTTGAAAATGTTGTTTGTCGAATTTTGACTGGTCTATGGGCATTTTATTTTGATTTTGAAATCAATAGTAAGACAAGCCCTAATAAGGCATATTTGTAGAAATGGATTCCTACATACTTTTCTATGAAGTATGTACATGCCAAATAGCCTGCAATCAATAGCATAAACCTAACTTTCATTGTTAGGTTATTTTTGAAAATGAATTTTCTTATTTTTCGTATCATAATAACTCCCTATAATTAAGTGATGCACTGAAACTCTCATTACCATCGTCTGCCTTAACCACAATCCACAATTCATCATAATCGTTATTTAGTCCTTTTCCTATACGAATAGCCGGGTTAAGATTGAGATTTGCACTATTAACCGAACCTGCAACTTTCTGTGACAATGTATCAATACCTAAGTCTGTGACTATATTATTATTATTAACAGCATATTGAATAGAACTATTTGGTTTGTCTGTCCAAATTACCGTGCCAGTATAGGTTGGATTAAGGCAAACAAACAGAGTAAAATCATTCTTAGCTCTGGAAACTATTGATATATTTTCTTGTATTACGGTCGCATCGAAATCACTTGCTTTCAATCGCATTCCTATTACCAATTCAGTATCCCCGTTAAGAATAGCGACATCAGTAGTATTGGTAATTGTTCTTTGAACACCTTTTGCGTTTTGCCCACCTCCTGAAATAACAGAATTACATATCTGCACCATTGCCCCCGCTCCTGAAACACTCTCAATCATATAGCATATAGGCAATTTTGCTGTTCGCATATAAACCCCTGTGCCTTTTACGTTACCATGTTCAAATACATGTACCGGAATATTAACACCTCCTATATTGAATGATACTCTTACAGCACCCACGCCCAACCATTCCAATTCACCTACTATAATTTCGGGGTATGTCAAATCTAATATAGCCCCACTCGGCCCTGTGCCGTCTAATTTGTCGTAGTTCCAATCGGCTTGTTCTGCTTCATCATTGAGTACATCATTGTTCCAAATTTGGTACTTAATTGCTGTTATTCCTTCAATTTTCAAAACAACCCCATTACGGATAGTCCCATCAATTGTAGGAGCATTATAATTATCAAGGTCAAAATAGCCTATATACTTGTTGACTCCTATCTGAGGTGTAAGAACCCCCGTTGTAAGAAATTCCTGAGCCTTGGCAGGCTGGTAATGTGCTCTTACTTTTAGTTGACTTGCGGATATTTCTCCGGGGCTTGTTACTGCCAATACATTACAGCTTTTCGATTTGTCATACGTTACGGAAGCTCCTGCCCCGCTTGTCCAATGTGACCAGAACAAATCATTTGAATACGCCGAAACAAGACTATTATCTGCAATAGTCTCCGGTAATGCAACAGGCAATCTATTGAAAATGTCCGTAGCTATGGCTACTTTTAATTTCCCTAATCCATCCACCCCTACCGTTTTGAACTGGTTTTCTTTTACCTTGCCCTGTATCTGTGTTGTATTGTACACGGATTTATGAATAGTGATATTGGAAAGGCTTACCGTGTCTGATGTGTAGAACTCTATAAGTATGCTATTGAATAACTGGTCTTCAAATTGAGCATTTAATGAGATTCTTTTTGTGTTGTCAGAACTTGCATCATATAACGCCCTTGTAAAACCGCCGGAGCCTAAAAGACTGATTTTTACATTTGAAAAATCCCCTTCATTATTTTCCCCAAATCCGATTTGCAGAGCTTTCATAGTCCTTTTGAAGGCAATTATGATTTGTTTCGGATTGTTAGTTGAGCTATTGGTAATTGAATCAGAGAATGGTGATTTGAATAGGTTTTCAGGATTACCAACCCATCCATTAAAATCTGAATTATCCCATTCTATATCTTCTGAATAGATAGAATCTTGTGCCGTGTATATTGGGTTTTGGCTACTTGAAAATGACAAAAACGGGTATACTTTTTCAGTGAACTCGGAAAGGCTTGTATAGAAATCATCTGATATTTCAGATTTCTCAATTTGTGTTACAAGGACTCCGTTAATTATAGTATCTCCTTCCCCTATTATACGTATACTTATTTTATTTCCGTTAGTGTATAGTCTGCATGAAGTACCTGGGTAATAGAATTTTTCACCATTAGGGCTTTTCATGCACCATACATTGTCTGTTATGTTATAAAAGGCGTAGTTCATAATATTCCTTGATTTACATCTGCTGAATTTTTTTCTTGAATAGCTTCTACTTCCTGCATCACATCATCTACCTCATTCAGAATCCTTACCTTAGTTTCTAATGACATCGCATCCCCGGCAAGACTTATATACTCGGCGTTGTCTTTTTTCGATTTGACACTATAAGGATTGATTACTGAGCGTACTGAAATCAAATCTAATTCAGTGGCATAACTGGGAAACATAACCTTCACAAAGGCTTTCACAATTTCCATTTCCTGATAGAAAAGCTTTTCCCACTCTCCCCCCAAATCTTCTGCCTTTGCCTTTGCATCACTAAATAGTAGTTCTTTATTCTCTGCGCTGGTATTTGAATTGATTAAGTTTGCAAAGGAAATATCTGGCATCTGGACTTGTTCAAAGAAAGCATTCCTTATCCGGGCATACCTTGCTGAAATAGCTTCTTCTGCCCCGTTCCAAGTAACATCATTCATACCACCACCTTTACCTACTACTATAATACGACGACTATCAGAAGATGTTTCTGCTGTGGTATAATTTGCCCCGTTTGTAGTGTCTCCATAATCCAATGTGAAAGTAGGTAGTGCATTTCTTTTGATATACATCCCCTGGTAGCTTTCCATTTCCTCTAATTGCTCGACCAGGTTTGTACCTTCATCCC